AGTCTCCCTTCAAAAAATCTGGAGCTAAAGCATCAGCCTCAGCTCCATTTACCTTACACTGTCTCAGTATCCGTATTCACACCGGTAAAAGACGGCATATAAACTGCCTTGTACCAATCGGTATAAACAGAAGTATCTGTCTCATTTCCAGTCTTTGCCTTCACCACTCCGGAAGGAAGCGGTGTTGCCTTAATCGTAAGTGTTTCCGTCTGCACTTCCTTGGAATCCTCATTGGTCTTACCCTCGATACCAGGCCTTGATGCCGAGCAGTTATAAAGTACATGTCTGATATGCTTCACATCGCCATCAAACTCGAAAAGCAATGCAAACGCATTCAGCTCGGAATTCGCATCCTCAATCAGAACCTTATTATCATCCAGAGATTCATTCAGAGCAGATACCCTGAAATCTTCCGGAATGATTGCAAGCTCCAAATCTCCATCGTAGCCCATGTTGTTATTGATCACGTAATAAGCCACACCATCTGCATAAAAATTCTCTGGTTCCCCATTGGCATCCAAAGAAATTGATACCGCACCAGGCAAAGCCACAGGAGTATCAAAAGAAATCACTCCCTCTTCATCCACCTTAAGCATTGCATAGTGTGCATTCTTAAGATTGTATTTGACTTTATTTTTAGCCATCGTTCAAACCCTCCATTTCAAAAATATATAGGACTTCATAAAGCTTTTCGCTTTCAATCCATGTTTCAGATTTGTTATAGAAAATATCATGAGAATCAAAGCTGTCCTCGACCCTCTTCTCCAGATCCAAAGCCTTAAAATCCGTGTACAGTTCTATATGAACCTCATTTACCTTGAAATACACCTTCCCATCTGCAGCAAAGTTATTGCTGCCGGGTAAGAGATAGCAGATAAAGGGTGGCTTAGGACTTTCCCCTTCTGCAAAGTGGTCATACGCAAAAGGTATCTTTATCTCCTGCAGCATTTCCACTAACTTTTCCATTGTCATTTCAACGCCGCCTCCACTTCTCTTTCCAAAAGTTCAGCTGCAGCTTCCTCTGCCGGAGCAATATGCGGAAATGCTCTCGTTCTGCCGCCACCCCGTTTGGCATGACCAAATCCTAAAAGATGTGCCAGCTGGTAATGGTTCTTGGAATGTACTGTCACTTCCATCGCATTGGCACTTTCCTTTGTGGTTTTCACCGTCCAGCTTTTCTTATACTGACCGGTATCCACAGGTGCTCCTGCCTGCACATCACTTTTTGCTTTCCTGCCTGCCTTTTTCACAGCGGCTTTCATATCCTCTGTCGCAAGGTCTGCATATTCCTGCAAACCTTCCATGATGACATGTGCCATCTCATCCACCCTGCATCTGTCCCTGGTCATCTTTACCGCCTCACTTTCCTACAGCTGAATTTCAGACTTTTCTTCTTAAAATTCATATGATTCACATTTGTAATATCATAAATCTCTCCATGAAAAATCAACCTGTGCGTAGTAGAACCAATCTCGGATGCTTTCTTACAATAACGAATAATTACCGTCATTCCCACATCCTCCACAAGGGTTCCTGCCTCTTCTTTTTCCTTGGAGCTTGCCAGACCTTCACCGCCAATCGTTGCCGAACAACTGTAGAAATCAACCCAAGCATTCTTATGATTGCCGATTGCATCTACCACTAGTTCATTCTTCTGGAAGGTTACCTTCTCATTCAAAAGTCCAATGTTCATCAGCACCTCCTAAAATCCCGGTTCTCTTACACCAAACAAAAGCGACCTCAACGATAAAGTAAGAGCATGATGGTCAGCCTCTTCCCTGTGCTCATACAGGTAAGCTACTGCATACATCATCGCAATCTTACTTACCTTCTGTTTCTCAAATGCTTCCTCAGAAAGTCTTGCGATGTCCACACACAACTGCTGACTTTGAGCAATGATGCCGGAAAGCAGCGCGTCATCATCCTCAAAGTCCACCCTGAGATAATTCTTCATTTCTTCTAATGTCACTACCATCCACATCACCTCGTATAAATAGCCTTGCCTTTCTCACACTATCCGCAAACAGTAAGCTTTCATGGTCATCCGAAGATATCCACGGGCCTGGCATTAATCATTTTTAGCCTGTAGCGCCGACCTTCTGCTGAAGCACCTTGATCGCCTCAGGAAGCACAAGCTTACCATCCACTCTCTGGTTTCCAAGAAAACCAACCTGACCATTTGCAGCATAAAGCTCGTTGAGACGTTTAAAGTTTCTGCCCTGTCTGTCTGCAATCCAGTAGTAGCTGAAATCACCAAATGCGATTGTCTTTGCTCCAGCCGCTGCCGTAGGCATATAAGCAGAGGTTACTACAGGTCTTCCAAGGATCGTGTCCGGAGTACCGGCAACTAAGGAAGGCTGCCATAAGTACTGATTGTTATTATCCTTAAGCTTTCTGATTGCCTTGATTGTAGCATCATTCAATACCCAAACTGCCTTCTTGCGATAGAGAGACTTCAGACTATAGAATAAATCGATAGCTTCATCTGCAGTAATGGCTGTGGCACTCGCTGCCGTAACACCAATCTCAGCACCACCGTTTGTTGCAAGAATACCAAGAGGCTTACCTGTACCATCACCATTGAAGAAGGAATCTTCCTCTCTGGCACCGATACGTCTTGCAAACTCTCTGCTGATGTAGCTTTCCAGATCAAAGGCACTGTCATTAAGAAGCTCCTCAGAAATCTTAATCATAGTACCAAGCTTGTAAGCACCAATAGATACCTGCGTGAATGCATCATCGTCTTCCTGATAAAGACCTTCTTCGTCAATCCAGGAAGCTTCTCCTTTAGTTGCCACAACCGGAATCTTTCTGTCACCAGAGGAAGTATTGATAATCTTCGCAAGAGTACGAAATACGTTCTCCTCTTCCAAAGCTTCAACCAGTGTATGTTCAAATTCATCAGGAACTAAATAACCTCCTTCAGAATCTGTACCTACCTGCAATGCATTGTACACTGCTGCAGAAGGAGCCTTGGCTCTCATGGCATTCCAGAAGGAACCCTTGTACTCATCAGAAGCACGACCTGTCTTTTCATCCTTACCCATCTTTGCACCCGGCTTTCCGACAATTAGAGTGCTGGTAGCCTTAGAAAGCTATACATCAATCGCAGCCTGTCTCTCCAGTCTCTCAATCTCCTTACCTAAATTCATAACATCCTGTTCCATCTTGTCATAGGTCGCAGTATCTTCCTCGGAGAGCATACCGTCTGCGCCTCTCTTGGCATCTAAAAACGCTTTTGCTGCATCCCAGGCCTTTGCTCTTTTTTCTCTAAGTTCTAAAATCTTACTCATAATGAAAATCCTCCATTTTCTAAAATGTAAATAGCCCACTATCAATGTGATAACAAGCTCAGTCTCTTCTCCAGCTGATCTACCGGAGTACGTTTCTCTGTCTTTTGTTTCGGTGGGATAAGCTTGGACAACATAGAATTTGTCACAGCCTGTCTCGAAAACATAACTACTCCAACTTTAATGTCCTCTTCTGTTTCTCCACCAGTTACACCTTCCTGCCCCTCGGCAAAAAGAATCTTATCTGCAAAGCCAAGCTCTACTGCCTTTTTCGCATTGAACCAGCTCTCTGCATCCATAAGCTTTGAAATCTTGTCCCTGGAAAGCCCAGTCTTAATCTCATAGGCATTCATGATGGACTCCTTTACTTCGTCCAACATCTTCACCGCCTTCTTCATTTCCTCGGAATCTCCGATTGCGATCGTGGCCGGATTATGAATCATCATCATTGCCACAGGACTCATTTCGACAGTTGTGCCAGCCATTGCAATCACGGATGCAGCCGAAGCCGCAAGACCATCAATCTTAACTGTCACATCGTATGGATAATCCATCAGCATGTTGCAAATCTGGGTTGCGGCAAACACATCACCGCCAGGGCTGTTAATCCATACAGAAATCGGACCTGTACCACTTTCAAGCTCATCCTTAAAAATCTTCGGTGTTACCTCATCCCCATACCAGGTTTCATCTGATATTTCTCCATTCAAAAAGATCGTTCTCATCATAGAGCCGCTCTCATCCTGATTCTTTATCCAGTTCCAAAACTTTCGTTTCATCGCATACCTCCATATTTTTTATTCTGCTGACCACCTTCATCTGGTGGTTGCCCTTTCTTCTGCTCTGGCACAGCATCATCCGACGTACTGCCACCATCTGCAGCAAAGATACCTGCATCCTCCAATTTGGTCATATTTCCATTGATAAGATAAAGGTCACCACCTGCCTCTGCAGGAATGCGGTCAAGATTCTCAAGCTCGCGGATATCATTTGCTGACATCCAGCCCTTCTGTCTTGCTGTCACATACCCGGCCATTCGGCTTTGGTAATCACCTCGAAGCAAACCGTCCACATTGAACTTAAAGAAATACTTCTTTTTCTCTTCCGGTGTAAGAAGGGCTCTAACCATCGCCTGCTCCCATCTTGCCACCCACGGATCCAAGGTGTACTTCACAAACTCCAAGGACTGCTGCTCAATATTAGAAAAGCTCGACTTCTCCAGATCACCCACCATATGTGGCGGCACTCTGAAGATTCGAGCTATCTCATCAATCTGAAATTTCCTTGTTTCCAAAAACTGTGCTTCATTCGGACTGATGGAAATCGGTGTATATTTCATACCTTCTTCCAACACAGCCACTTTGTTTGCATTGGCAGAACCACCAAAGGTTGCCTGCCAGCTTTCCCTTACTCTGCTTGGATCTTTGATAGTACCCGGATGCTCTAACACACCAGATGGAGCAGCACCATTTGCAAAGAATTTAGCACCATATTCTTCACAGGCGATTGCCATACCGATTGCATTCTTTGCCATCGCAATCGGACTATATCCCACCAGACCGTCAAAGCCTAAGCCCGGAATGTGAAGTACATCCTGTTCCTGCAATCTTACCGATGTTCCCTTCATGGTATGCGCATCATCTGAACTAAGATAGTACTCATAATAAATCTGGCCATCCTGGTCACGATTCACTTCCATCCTGTCGGGCATCAGCGGGTACAGAGCAATAATCTCCCCTCTCGCATTCCTGATAATCTGACTGTATGCATTACCCCACAGAAGTAAATGTGTCATCAAGGTCTCACGGAATACAAAGGAAGTCATCTCTGGATTCGGTTCATCATGGAGCAAAAAATAAAGCGGATGATCCACCGCCTTTTCCTTACCACTATCTGCATTGTATCTGTAAAACTGCAGTGGCAAACTTGCCACAGCCTCTGACAAGATCCTCACACAGGAGTACACCGCCGTCATCTGCATCGCAGTTCTCTCATTTACCCTCTTACCGGAAGTCGAACCACCCATAAAGAAGGAATACGCACTTCCTGATGTTCTGTTTGCGGGAGCATCCCTGCCCCGGAATATATTACTCAAAAATCCCATAAAGCCTCCTTATCAAAACACCAATAGCCCTCTTGTATCATAGACACTTCCGCTTTCGCCATCATGTCTGACTGCTCTATCCAAAGCCATGATTGCAGCAACAATGCCATCAATCTTTTCTTTCGATTTCGCTTTCGTCACCTTTATATTTCCGGCTGGATCTGTATCAACTACTACATTTCCTGCCATCCACCTCATTACCGGATGACCGCCATGAATAATCTTTCCTTCCATAAGCAGTCTGTAAAATTCCTTCGTCGGAGCTGACATAGAAGCAAAGCCCTGTCCAAAAGGCACCATTGTAAAACCATTATCTTCCAGATTCTGGATCACATGAGTCGCATTCCATCTATCCACTGCGATTTCCAAAATGTGATACTTCTCCGATAAGTCCATGATGAACTTCTCGATGAAATCATAATGAATCACATTTCCTTCGGTAGACATGATGTAGCCCTGTTTTTCCCAGATGTCATATGGTACAGAATTAGCCTTCACTCTTCTTGGAATGGTTTCCTCAGGAATCCAGAAGTACGGCAAAAGTACATACTTCTCATCTTCATTCCTTGGTGGAAATATCAGTACCAATGCTGTAATATCTCCGGTACTGGATAAGTCCAGGCCCGCATAGCAATCTCTGCCAGCAAGCGCATCCATATCAATCGGCTCATTGCCTCTCATATAAATCGCATCAGGAATCCATGCAACGGTCGAACTGACCCACATATTGCATCGAAGCCATTTGAATATGACTTCATCAGCTGGGTTCTGCTTTGCTTCTCTATACGCATCCCTCAACCTTTCAATATCAACGGTATATCCAAGAGAAGGATTGACCTTGTACCAATTCGCTTCATCTTCCCAGTCCTCATCATCCTTAAGCCCGTAAACCACAGGATAGAAAGTCGGGTCCACACGTCTGCCTTCCAGAATATCCACCGCCTTCGTATGAAGCTCATATGCAATAGAATGTCTGTCATTGCCTGCAGTCGTGATAATAAAATGCAACGGATTCTGTCTTGCATCCGACGAACCCTTGGTAAGTACATCATATAACTGCCTATTCGGCTGGGTATGAATTTCATCAAATACCAAGCCACTTACCGAAAATCCATGCTTACCACCAACCTCAGCCGACAGCACCTGATAGTAGCCGGCATTACTGTAATTCACAATACGCTTGGTGGCTCCCATCAGCTTGTTTCTTTTCATCAAAGCCGGTGACATCTCCACCATCTGTTTCGCCACATCAAATACAATAGATGCCTGCTGACGGTCAGCTGCTGCACCATACACTTCCGCACTTGGCTCATTGTCTGCATATAATAAATAAAGAGCGACAGCCGCAGCCAATTCACTCTTTCCTACCTTCTTACATATTTCCACAAACGCAGTACGAAACTGCCTGTTCCCATCTGGTTTTACAATTCCAAAAATATCTCTTATAAGTTGCTCCTGCCACGGCAACAGCCAGAATGGTGTTCCGGCCCATTTGCCTTTCGTGTGGCAAAGATTCTCAATAAAAGTAACTGCTCTGTCCGCTTTCTTCTTGTCATAGTGAGAAGTCGGAAGCATAAACTGAGAAGGTTTATAATTCTTAAGCTTTGGATATCCCTTTGGTCTTAGTTCCTTTGCCATTAAGAATCACCCCCAAGCAATGCCTCCATCTCATCTTCCGGCTCCTTACCCTTTGTACTACCAGCCACAATACGTGATCTGGATGAAGGCGTAAGCCCAAACTCGGATGCCGCCTGTAGCATTAACTTCTGATTTGTATTTGCAATACCAACCCAAGATGTCTGCTGCTGATATCCTTTATCCGTTTCAAAAGTCGACCCCCCAGAATCAATATGCTCCTGAGTTTCCTTCCATCTGGCATAAGACTGACAATATGCAGCAAATGCGGCCATGTCCACTTCTGTAAGAACCCCCATCTGATTCATCAAGTCAGCCAGGCGTTCCCACTCTTTCTTAGCCTCAGGTAATAACCATTCCGGACAGTTGGGCATTCCCTTTGCCGGAATTGGCTCTTTTGTATTCAATTTTCTCTTACCAGGATTACCCTCCAACTTCTTTACTGCTGTAGGCTTTGGCTTTCTTCCTGCCATGGTCATACCCTCCTTCCTTAATTTTTTGCATAAGAAAAGCCCTGAAGGATTTCTTTTCCTCAAGGCTTTGTTACATACTATCTAACATATTACTTTATGTATTGCAAATCTCCGTTCCGCAACATCTGAAACTTTTCATCATATATCTCATCAAACACTTGTTTAATCGGCACACTATCTCGTTGGTGACCAGATATCGACCAAACCTTATATTCCGTCTGCTTCTTCAAAAACGCAGATAAATGATCGTAATATTCCTGCATTTCAGATTTTTTCTTTCCCATCTTCATCAGCTTATAGAATACACCTAAGATACTGATACAATGAACCGGCGTTTCTAAACTTGCAATACTCTGTCTTGCTTTAAAATCATCTGAACAGAATATATACACCCGATTACCATACAGCACTTCCATCATTTGAATTAATACATAGGTCTTTTTCTCGCCTAGTCCCTTTTTATGTGGAACATTATCATCACAATCTTTTAATGCCGCCAAAAAGGCCTCAACATCGTTCAGGTTCTCCATCTCATTCAAAGAACCATAGTACTGTTTATAAAAATTGACATTAAAAGTATCGCAACTCGTTTCCAGTAACTCTAAATATACGCTTGTTGCTTCTTCTCCGTATATTTTTCCTAATTCACTTATGATCTCTCGATCCGAATACAATTTCACTTTTCCTGCTTTAATTTTCTCTTCAAGCCAAGGATTCGGATCCGGATTCAGTTCATGTCTGCTCAGTTCTTTCTTTATCATTTCATGACAGAAAAACTCATACTCCGCAAATTCCATTACAAAGTCTGTCAGCGTATGATTTTTTGCATTTCTTGCTAAATGTGATTTATACAAAAAGTCAGTATCCAGCAAGGCATATTTTTTGTCCATTTCCATAGGCACTACCTCACTGTTTTCTTAAACTTTTCATAATTTCACTCAATCTGCTCTTATCACTTGCTAACCGTTCATCGCGAACAGCATCCAACTGCTCCACATCATACATCAATTCAGGTAAGCTTCCAAATCTAATGAAATCCTTAGGTATCTCCTGCCAGCGTGCAGCTTTTCCCGTAAGTTCCATTTGCCTGCAAATTTCCTTTTCTTCAACTTGCAAAAGATTCTTTGCAGCTTTAACATCAATCTTGTTTTCCTCCAAGAGACGAAGTACCGCTGCCTTATAAGGAATTGCAAAAATGTCCATTATCTTAAGCACTGTCTGCACTGAAATATCTTTATATGACAAATTGTACACATCCGTCTGCTCATCAAGCCGCTCCTTTGGAGCCAGTAAAATAGCTGCAAAAGCATTTGCTTCCATATCCTCAATCTCTTTTGCTTCTTCATCTATAATACCAGATGCCAAAATTGACCCAGATTGTAATAATGCGGAATCATGCTCCTCGAAATAGCAATAAATATGATACAATTCATGTGCTGTTGCAAATATCTGCTTTGATAATGGCAATGCAGAATTAACCATAACAAACATTCTTCCTTTACGAATGAAAGTACATGCACACAAATCGGCATCTTCAATAGGATATCTCAGCATATCAAAGGGCATATCATGTCGTGTCACATAATTCTCCAACACGTTGAAGATATCATCCTGAATAATATTATTCTTATTATAGAGCGAATTAAAACTTGTTGCACATTCGCTTATTTTTGTATATTTCTTTCTGTCTTTAATATAAAGACTATTATCCAAAACTCGGCACATAGTTCTAAGCCTCCCATGGTTTCATCATTTCCTCAGCGTTTTCACGAGTACGTGCATAAAAACAAATAAGATTTGCAATCTCATCTGCAATTCCAAGTCCATCCCTTGCTTCCTGAGACTCCACCTTTCCCATAAAAGCCTTTACCGCATTCGTCTCTACAGCCGCTGCTGGGGGTTTAACAAGATTCTCCATGGAAGTACCCAGGAACTCCGAAATTTTCTGCAGTTCAATTGCATTAATCATCCTTCCACCGGTAAGCATCTTGCTTATCACTTGCTTGGACACCCCGAGATAGTCTGCAAGATCAATCTGCTTTTTTCCGTTCTGTTTCATAATATTCATTATATTGTTGCTAATAATCTCGCTTGCCTTTACCATCATCGTTACCTCCAACATAATTCAAAGCATTTTCTCTCTTCTACACTTTCATTATATTCGCAGTGCCAGAAAAAGTCAACGTTTTCTTGACTCCGCTTCTTTATTGCATTCTATTTTGTTCCTATATTCGCAACACTTGTAGACTTAATAACATTGAAACAGCACGGTGGAACTTTTCAATAACATTACGAAAACTCTTTTTTACAATGATAGTATTATTTGTTTTTCAAAAAAAGATACCTGCAACGACTTTTGAACATTACGATACATTGCATTTGCATAGTAATGTCCCCCATCTTTCATTTCGCGATTTTACACAGAAAAGGGGGCGCCGGTCTTGTAGCCTAAGGCCTGCGAAGATTCAAATACCCCCTACCCTCGCTTCATCAGAACCGATATTCCTTAAATCTATCCTCGGTCATCGTCTTTACATTATGATGATGCTCACATAAAGGCTGCCAGTTCGACCTATCCCAGAAGAGTTTCTGGTCTCCACGATGCGGAACGATATGATCCACGACAGTAGCCATAGTAACATGACCTTCTTCATAACATTTCACGCAGAATGGATTGCTCTCTAAGAACTTTCTTCTCTCACGCTGCCACTTGGCACCATAACCACGCTCTGCTGCATGGGCTCTGTCCTTTGTGTGTAAAGGCTTATGTTCCTCGCAATACATCTGACCATGCGGAATAAGTGCTGCACAGCCAGGATGTTTACACGATATATTCGGTCTTCTTGGCATACGCACCTCCTACTAATTTGAGCCCTGAAGGATTACTCCCTCAAGGCGCTTTGTCTTGTCCTACTTTCGACACTATCATAATAACATATATGCTTATGTCATGTTGGGTCAAAGTGTGCCAACCTTATTCTGGTACAACAAAATTATTTAATGCCGATGCATGGATACGATGTACGGTTCTATAGGATACATTTAATTCATAGGAAATATCTTCCCAGCTTTCATTTTTCAGATAACGATACTTAAGAAGAAGTCTTTCCTCCGGATTCTCCATTATCTCAATCGCACCATTAATTTCTGAACGAAGATCTACCAGTCTATTTATTTTGGTATCAATCCTCTGCTCATAATCCCATATCTTTTCAATGGTCTTAATAAATGGTGCTTCCAGATTTCTATTGGGATTTGTCCCAATCTTTTCTCCATAAGAACATCCTTGGATCGTGCCACGCATCTCGCGAAGCTGCTCCAGTTCCTTCACCTCAACCTGTATCTGTTTATCCAACAGGTACGCCTGCTTCAAATATTCCTTAGCTGTCATAAGCCACCTCCGAAAAGTTATTTTCCTCGGATTTACTCTGATTGTCTTATTTCGTCCTGAAACTTACGGATCAGAAACTCTCCATCAACGGAAGTCAGTTGTCGATACCACGAACTTCTAAAAAACTTCTCTAGCTGTAATGCTTCATCTATTGCTGCCTTGCTCTTGGGATTGCGCTTTACCTTTTTAAGTGCGGCTCTGTAATCAGCAACCGCATTCAGAATAATCGCATTCGCAAGTCTTTCATATGGATCATCTATTTGATTCTTACCTGCCATGTGTCACCCTCGCCTTTACTGCTGCAATCAATCTGTTTTGTGTCATATCCTTATTTTTCAAACCCTTCATAACATCTTTATCTATTGTTCCAGCAGTAATGATATGCTGAACCACCACAGTCCCCGCAGTCTGTCCCTGTCTCCAAAGTCTTGCCACCGTCTGCTGATATAGCTCTAAACTCCAGGTCAGCCCAAACCATATCAATGTATTTCCACCTGATTGCAAATTCAAACCATGCCCGGCAGAAGTCGGATGTATTAACGCCACCGGCAGTTCCCCACGATTCCATTTTCTAATGCTTTCCTCAGAATCCAGCTTTTCAAAAGGAATCTTTTTCTCAGTAAGCCTTCGCATAATCCTTGCTAAATCATGTTTGAACCAGTAAGCTACCATCACAGGTCTGCCATTTGCTGCTTCGATCATGTCTTCTAAAGCATCCAGCTTCTGATCATGAATTACAATTTCTTCACCATCATCAGAATATACAGCGCCATTTGCCATCTGAAGAAGTTTACCTGAAAGAGCTGCTGCATTTGCTGCTGTAATCTCTCCCTTTTTCAAAGGAACAAATAAATTCTTTTCCATATCTGCATAAAGCTTCGCTTCCTCATCATTCATATAAACCGTATATTCATTACTGATAAGCTCCGGCATCTGAAGATGATCCAAGGCTTTCATGGAAATCGTGATATCGGAAATCTTCTCATAAATCTGTTCTTCAGCTCCACTTCTTAGCTTATAAGAATAAACAATCGGACCATTCATCCTGTCCGGCACAAAATAATTCACACGATACTGACTGATAAATCTACCAAGTCGTTCTCCCATATCCAGACATTTGAATTCTGCAAACAGATCCATCAAACCATTGCTGGAAGGTGTACCAGTCAATCCGATTACCCTTTTCACCTTTGGTCGAATCTTCATAAACGCCTTAAAACGTTTACTGTTCCAATTCTTAAAGCTTGATAATTCATCCAACACTACCATATCCCAGAAGAAATTCGCTCCACTTTGTTCAATTAACCACTGCAGATTTTCACGATTAATAATGTAAATATCTGCATCCGCTTCCAGAGCCTTTTTCTCTCTGTAGCAGAGCCAAGAACAATGGAATATCTTAAGTGTTTCAGATGATCCCACTTATGAATCTCATCACTCCAGGTATTTCTTGCTACTCTCAGTGGCGCTACCACCAGAACCTTACTCACATCAAAGCTGTCATATACAAGCTGCTCAATGGCTGTCAATGTAATACTGGTCTTACCACACGACAAACGCATGAATGTGTTCTTCAACCAAACCCCGTTTTCATCCCCAATTTTACAGATTTATGATCTGCTCCAAATGTTTTTCGAGGTTTGTTCCGATTGCATACCGTTTCTTTTTCAGGCTTAATGGTTTATTCCCTACCTCTATCATTTTTAAGATACTTATTGATAACTTCCTCATGATATTTAGATTGTACGATGCCTG